ATATAGTTAATAGGTCCTGCTACTCCCATAGCTTTGCTTAACTCTTCTACTACTGCAGCTCTCTGTGCCTCTGTAAGCTCTTTCATTTTAAGTGGTAGTGTCATTTGCACTTTCATATTCCACCTCTCTAATAATCTGCCCAGTCTATTATTACCTCAAGGGGCTCATCATCATTTAATGACTTCTTTATTGGTTGCCCTGGTTTAGCCTTAGCAGCTGCCTTCTGTTTCATAGCCTCTATATTTGTTTGGTGTTTTTGGTCTGCGCTCTTACCTTCCATGTCGTGCTTATGCTGTAGGTTCTGCATGTCTATGCTTTGGCCGTGTTGTTTATCCATAACTTCAAGGTTCTTTTTATGCGCATCGTCTGAAGTTGCTTGGGCTTGCTCTTGCTCTTGGCCTTGCTGTGCTTGCTGCTGCTCTGCTTGCTCTGCCTGCTGCTTAGCTTGTAACTCTGACATAAATACCTGCATAAGTACTGTATTACCTGGTGCTAAGGTCCATGAGGCAGGTTTACCCTCTTCATCTAGTACCTCTTCCATGTCTTCTTTTTTACGGACCTCTGCTACCTGTACTACACCTGAATCTATCTGTATTTTGTATCTATTCCACTTAGCATCTTCATCCTCTTCATCTATACCTACCCACATAAGACAATATTCATCGTCTATATGGTCTACTATCTGAGAGTTAAACGTATTAGCTAAGAATTGCATTAGAGGTATAAAGCCCTTGTCCTTAGACTGGTCCATCTTAGCCTCTGTATTATCTGAAGCACTCATGCTGTTGCCGCTGGTCCAGCTCTTAAAGCCTACTTCAGTTGGGTCTATCTGATACACTGCACATGCTATATTGAATAAGAACTCAAGGAACTCGTTAAATTCCATGTCCCTATTAGAGTTATGAAAGGGTGTAAACTTAACTCCAGCGCCTTCAGATATGCCTAGTACTGGCACCGACCACTTACCACCTGCACCCTCTGTCATTGTCTTCCAGTGCCTTGAGAATGCCTCTAGATGCTCATCTTTAACTTTACCCACAACTTCAAGTACACCCTGTGGTAAATGACTATTACTAAAGTAGCTGGTATTATATCTTATGCTATTCATGATACCTGTGACTATCTCTATTAAAGTCTCTAGTTCTGACATACCAAAGTCTACGGTTCTTATGTCTGTACGTGGGTTTCTAATTGCATAAGTGAGCTCATCCTCAGTGTACTCTGCCACTATTTGACCATCTATTTTTTGTACATATGCTATGTGGCCACTGTCCTTCTTACCTCTGTTTGTAATTGGTTCATATACGGGCACCTGCGCCTCTTCACCTGCTGGATTACTAGATACTATTTCAATAGTAGTACCATCTACGGCCCACACTTCAGAGGCTTCACCTCTCTTACTAGCTACATTTTCCCAAACCATTGCATCAAGTGTTAGTGTATCTCTTACTATTTTTCTTAAGAAGCTATCAAAGTTGTCTTTACGCCTAGCATTAGGTGCTGCCCCTGTACGCATGAAAAACTCTTCTATCTCAAAAGCTCTCTTCTTTTGTGGGTCTGTCATAGTAGCGTCACTGTCTTTAAGCACTATCTTGAAGCCCATGTCACCTTCAAACCTTGGTCTTCTTGCAAACCTTGCTACTTGATTTAGTCTAGTATTTATTATAGCTGCTATAGCTGGCACCTGGGCCATGCTTCTTAGGGTAGAGAATGTTATTGCTGTAGGCTTAGCCCTTAGTCCCATTATGCCCTCTACATCATAAGGGTCAATGATTGCTGACTTAGGCTCATTTATTTTTACATTGCTTAGCTTGCCACTGTCAAAGGCTTTCAATAGCTCTTCTGCTTTAGGCGCTTGCTCATATATGTCTAGAATGTCGCTCATAGTACACCTCCTTATATTATAAAAGAGCCTCGGAAGACTGGCCTCCTCAGCTCCTTTTGTTCTTACCTAGTTAAAGTTGTCCCTGTCATTAATGTGTCCGCAATTAGGACAGTGCTTCTCTCCAGCTGCATTAGGTCTAGTACTAGTTATGCCTCTAGGCACTGCGTATACCTTGCATAGTGAGCACTGTACCTTAGCTGGGTTAGTTTTTTCTTCTACATTAGTGTAGATTCTTGTTAAACCTATTTGGTCTGCCATAAAATATCAACTCCCTTACTCATGTAATATCTGGCTATTCATCTATATAGTACCATTTTGCATATATTATTAATAGCTTATTTAGGCTTTTTGTGCTTACCTATTTCTCGCTTGCTGCGCCCCTGTGACCTAATTGGTTCATGCCTTGGTAGGTCTTTATATTTAGCATACTCATATATCTGTGCTCCGCTGTATGTGTCATCTGTAGATGCTTTAGGCTCTTCTATTGGTTGCTCCTCTGCGTCTTTATATCTTCTTTTGCTCTCCCTGTCTTCTAGCACAGCTGCTACACATATCCACATAAGTAGTGCTATAAACGTAGTCATCTTACTACTTTCCAATTAAGCGCACACAGTGCTTTATTTGTTGGAACCCAGGCTTTACCTGGCTTATCGTTGCTGTGATATATAACATTATCCATCATGAAGAGGTAGCCGTCCCAATTCTCACGTTGTACTCTGTAGCCTGCTTGTAATAGTAGTAGAGCCACTGAAAACTCAAAGTACTCTTGGCCTGCTAACCTAGTTGTATCCCTTACTACAACTAGTGGTGCTGTGATATCCTTAGCACTAAATAGGTTACTTAGTTGTTCTGCTATCTGACTTACTTTGTGGTCGCTTACACTGTTGTCTACTGTGAGCGTGTAGAGGTCTGCTTTTTCTGCCTTTATATTTTGCAGTATAGTATCTAGCGGTGTACTGAAATCTGGCGCTGGTCTCTTAGTCATACCCTTCCATATGCTTATATCATTTGTTGCTGGGTCATAGTTTGCTGCTATATTCATAGCTGTATCAACAAAAGGGCTAGGCGCCATTGTATGCATGTCCTTACGCCACATATCTTTAAATGCTTCAAGCTCCGCATCAGTTGTACCTGGTGCTATTGTTATAGTACGTTGCGCCATTATTTTTAGAATTGATTCATCAACTTGACGCTCAATTTCTTCTACTAGTTCTGGTGGTATCTTGGCTTTAGTCTCCTCAGGTACTGCTGCCATTGCTGCTTCTACTGCCATTGCTTGCTCTACTGCAGCTCTTAGTGCCTCTTCCTTGGTTGCTGCGTCCATGTTGTCTGCTGTTCTGTAATCTCTCATTGTTTCTAGTTTACTGTTATCATGTCCTATATTCATAATACCCTCTCCCTTTTATTTATTATTCTATATAGAATGAACCTCCTGAGCTTCTCTCTTTTCTTAGAGCTATTGTTAGGTAATTCATAGCATGTGCGAAATGGTCTCCACCAGGCATACAGCCGACTCTTATAGTGATAATTTCTTTGTGTGTCTTCTCATCCTCTTCAATATCCCTTATCATTACTATATTGGTTAGGTGCTTAATGAATGTACCAAACAATGGATTCTGTGATACCCACAAAGGTATAACTATTTTTCCATCCCTGAACATCTTAGCCATAGTCTGTAGGGTTAAGGTCCTATCTACGCTTACCTTTGAGTCCTCTTCATTCCATACGTCATTAACTTTAGTTGTAGAGGCACTTGATAAGTTAGGGTAGAAACATGAGAATACTTTTCCTGGGAAATCTTGCATAAGTTCAAAGTTCCTATCTTTACCATAACCAGCATCAAATACCCCTGTCACTGCCTCCCACTGTCTCATCTTCTCGCCTGCTCGCTGTATATGTGGGTTAGTCTTTCGACCGTCTATAGTCTCTGCCTCTGAGTCCTCTGCATTCCATATATCTAGTATTAAAACCTTTTCTGGATTATCAGGCATCTGCATTGCATTAACACCCCATGACATATTACCCCAGTCAACACCCTGGCAAATATCTCTTCTACGTATGTCATAAGGGCTCTTAAGTGAAGTATCTATACACCGCATTATATCAGCCTTAGTAATCATTACATTATCACCTAGGTAAGGTCTGCCTATAACATAGTTCTCAAATAGCTGGTCTAGGTTATAGTCTAGTTTCTTTTTCATTAGCTGTGTAGCACTTATCCAGGGGCATACTAGTTGGCTTATCTGGTAGCCTCTTACTGCTGTCTTATAATCATACAGTGGCCTCCATAGTCCTTTAATCCTGGTCTCATCAGATATAGGCTCATGACACTTTAAGCATATATAGGCATGTGTATCATGTTCATTTATTATACCTGGATACTTTAAGTG